TACATTTGATGCACTTGACGCTTTGGAAGATGGTGCACCACTCGCAGTTGCAGCAGTACTTGAAAATACAAACATTGTATTGGAAGCAGGCAGGTCAGTGGTAGTCCCGACTACAGGATTAGACAGTACAGGTGTCAATGTTGTAGTTACAGGCATAGAAGAAAGCACAAGTTAATGGGCAGATTTGGAATAGGAGAAACCTTAACAGGTGCTGTTAAGAGTATTCAACATGTTACAGGTTCTATAGCTTGTAGTTCTACTAATACTGTAGATATAACTATTAGTGCAGTTGACCAAACTAAATCTTATTGTGTATATACAGGTTCTGCAGCAAGTTCTTATGGTGGAGATGCTAATGACCAAGCAACACATAGCTATGGACATGACAGTAATCCGGGAGTAAATTTGACTTCATCAACTAATGTTCGTTTATATATGAATGATTTAGATGCTGATGGACCTGTTTATAGTCGTACATCTGCAGCAGCAAAAGTAACAGTAGTGGAAACAACATAATGCCTAGATTTTTAACAGGAACATCACAAAAAGGATTGATAAAAAGTATGCAACATATTACATCAAGTTCAGTTAATGACAGCACAAGTGACGTTACAATAACAGCAGTAGTTATAAATAATTCTGTAATTATACCTAATGGACAATTTAGTAGTTTTGCAGGTGCAGCAGCTAATGACCAATCTAGTCATAGTGGTGGTAACAGTTCTCCATTGACAGCAGAGTTTACATCTACTACTAATGTTAGAATTATTGCAACAGATAGGGACCATTTTGGTATTAACTATGATAGTAAAGCTGCAACATTTTATGGAACAGTAATAGAGTACGATTTATAATGAAGTATATAGGTTTATCAGAAGGTAATGTAGTAATATCTACAATCATTCCTAAGAGTGAAAGAATAGATGACAGCAGAACATTCTTGGGTGAAGGATTTATAGAAGTAGAAGAAACTCACGATAGTGATGAGTTGTTAAATTATAAGTATGACAGTAGTGCAGAAGCCGATGGTATAAAAACAGCAACAAGTTTTACTGCACCCGGAGTCGATAGTTCAGGAAAAGCTAGGTGGTTCGACCCAACAAATGGTAAGTTAATGCAAAATACTTACAGCGAAGGTGGGGGAATTACAGGGTCTGAAGAAGTAACATAAGTTACATTGAAAATATTAAAGGTAAGACCTAACATACCTGACCCTATGACTTATCTTGAAGTCATAAAAGAATATCAACATTGGGATGAAATAACATCATTTGCATCAGTCGAAGAAGCATTACAAATAAGAAATAATGATGTGTTTTTTATAGATAGTGCAAGAGGTAGTCACACAGACATGTGTCAATTATGTACAGACAAACAAAATGTATCTTGTGATGTAATAGTTGAAGAAGGTAAATTGTTAGAAGAAAGATATAAAAAAACTAATGAACAAATAGCTACTGTAAAAAGATGTCCTGCCCTAATAGATTTATTTAAGACAGGGGTTGTTATACCTGCGTGGACAGACATGTGGTTTGAAAGTGCTATGGTAGATAATGACCCAAACAAAGTAACTCTTATTGCTATGGATAGTAATAATAAACCAATATGTACTATGCACTCAGCACCACAAATAGATTTAATTAAAATGAATTTTGATGTTACACATAATCATACAGTTAAATTTATATTACCTTATAGAATTTTTAGTACAGAATATATAATACACAAGTCTTTGTTTTGGTTAGGTGAGTTACCTTTTAGAGTAGTAGAGGGAATACAAGATACTAATGGTTTAACTAGCATAAATCTAAATACTATATGGAACTTACCATTAGGCGAAAGATGGGAAGTTAAAAAAGGTACACCCTTGTTTCATATTATGGAAGTACCTAGAAATAGTATTGGTGCAAAACATGACATAGTTCAGTATGAAGATTTAGATTGGGATAGATTAAAAGAACTAGATATAAAAGATAGACAAGTAAAATCTTTAGGTGGATATAGGAAGAACCAAAACAATATGATATAATCCAATTTATGGATTTCATAATTGGTTTATTAATAGGTTACTTCTTACAAGACATAAGTTTTTATTTAAAAAAACTAGCTAACTATGCCAATATAGACAGAGAATTTAAAACAATAGTAGACTTAGATAGTGAATGGAACTCTGATGACCTCCCATAATGGTAATGGTTTTACACAAAAAGAAATGCTTCAACTTATACTGGAAGGACAACAAGATATTAATAAACGCATAGATGAGTTACACGAAAAAGTAAATCAAAAGATTTCAAGACAAGAGTTAAGTGGATGGCTTGTAGCTATTTCCGCATTGGTGGTGCTGATAAACAACTTAATGTAATGGAAGAAGACTTCACATTACCTGACGATATGTTTACAGATAACCCTGTATTTATAGATACATCACAAGAATTTGATGATGATTGTGGAGATGCGTGTAAGATATGAAAAAGTTATTATCTTTAATCGCAGCTTTTTTATTAGTTACTACACCTGCTTATGCGTTCCACACAGAAACACAAACACCTTATGGTATAACTAATACATTAAACAATGATGGTAGCATTACAGTTAGTTGGCAGGAATCAGATGGCTTAGAAGATAATCAACCTGAATACTACATAGTTTATATAGGACTTACAGAAACTGCTGATGATGTGTCAGTACAAACTACCTTTGGATTTACAGAAGCATTGTCTTGGCAGGTCTATAACTTTACAGCAGAGTACTTATATGACAACTTGTCTGTAGATAATCAAAAGATATATGCAAAGGTAAAAGCATTTCATGATACTAATGGTACAACTAGCGACTTTACACCTGTAGAAAGTGTATTATATGATTATGATTATGTACCTACTTCAACGACATCTAGTTCGACAACAACAACTACCACCACAACAACGACAACGCTACCTCAGGCGGAAGATGTGGTTGAAGATGGTAACACAACCTATCTTGCTTGGGACGAATATGGTTGCGAACATCCGAACAATCCCTTATCGTTTAAAGAATACCTGGAAGCAGTAGAAAGTGGATATTGGTTTGGTTATCAAGATGGCGATTGCTCTGACATACCTGACACTATTACTATTATTATCGCAGAAGAGGAGATAGAGGAAGATGAGATACTTGAAGAGGATTTATTGGTGGATGGACCTGAAGATTTGGAATTTACAGAGGAAGATTTCGTTGAGGAACTTACAGAAGAAGAAATAGCTGCTATTGAAAAAGAGATACAAGCTGAAGAAGAACGTCTTATACTTGAACAACTAGATGCTGAAGAAGAACTACTTATACTAGAAGAACTAGAAGATAGTGTAATTATTTTAGAGGGATTGACAGAAGAAGAATTAGAAGAGTTTGTAGATGTCATACAGGAAATAGAAGATACTATTGAAATTATAGAAATTATTGAAGAAGAAATTATATTAGATATACCTGATGATATAATTGTAATAATACTAGAAGAAGAGGAAATAGAAGATGAGTTGGTCGAAGAGATACCTGGAGATGACTTCATCACAGAAGATGAGCTTCAAGATGAGGAGATTTTGGTTGAGCCAATACAGGAAGATGTTGAAGAAGAACCTGTAGAATTAACTGAAGAAGAACTACAAGAAGAAGTTGCAGAAATAGAAGAAGTTATTGTTATTGAAATAGAGATAGCTACTGAAGAAGAGATAGAAGAGTTTACAGAAGAGGAGTTAGTTGAGTATGAAGAAGCAAAAGAAGAAGCTATACAAGAGTATGTACAAGAGCTTACCAACGAAGAAGCATCAGAGGTCTTAGAAGAAGTTAATGATATTGGTGTACAGAATTTAGAACAAGTATCGGAAGAAGTACAAGAAGTTGTACAAGCAGTAGTTGAAGAAGCCATTGATAATGTTGAAGAACTTACAGAAGAACAAGTTGAAGTTGTTGCTGAAGTATTACAAGTAGAAACAGAAGATGTTGTTATTGTTGCAGAGGCGATTAAATCAGACGAAGTAGTAGCTGAAGCAGTAGAAGAATTTGTAGAGAGAGCAGTAGATAACGCAGATGTAGAAAACTATACACTTGCTGATGTTGTTACAGAAGTAGCTTTCGAATCATTTATAGAAAATCCTATAGAAACATTTGTAGATATAGACATACAAGATATAAACCTTTCAACTATTGGTGATGATATGACATCAGACCAAAAAGAAAAAGCACAAGAAGTGGTAGTCCCAGTTATTCTTACTAGAATAGTTAGTATGGCTGCCTTTATATTTAGGAGAAGTTAATGATTAAGAAATTATGGTCTTGGTTAGTAACAATAGTTAAAGAAACATTAAACCTTAGTTGGACTTTGGTTGGTTTAGTTATTGCAACACTAACATTAACTGGTTCTGCACAGCAAGTGACAGGATTAGCTACTATAATTACATTAGCTATATGGTTACTAACCATAGGCTTTAGAAAAGACTAGGAGAAATATGGACTGTTGCGGACAAGGTTGCTGCGGAGGTAACTAATGTGTACTGTAACGGTACAGAACGATGGTTCGTTCGTACAAGTATGTAATTGTAAACACGGTAGTTCATATTGTGAGGAGGAGAAATGAAATTAACAGTTGTTAGAACTCAAATGGGAACTGATGCGACCAATGGAATATTGTTAGTTGATGGTGTATTTGAAGCATATACACTTGAAGACCAGTATCAAGCAGTAAAAGTTATGCACGAAACTTGCATACCTGAAGGTACATATAATATTAAGTTTAGAACAACAGGTGGATTCCATACTAAATATAAAGAAAGATATGGTAATGCACACTATGGTATGTTGCATTTACAAGATGTACCTAACTTTACTTATATACTCATACACGCAGGTAACACCGATGAGCATACCTCGGGTTGTCTTATTGTCGGGGAAACTCAACAAGATTTAGACCGAAGTGATGACGGATTTATCGGACACAGTGGCACAGCGTACACAAAATTATATAATAAGGTAGCAAAAGATTTGTTACTTGGATTAAATGTATCTATTGAATACACAACTATAACTAAGTTATTAGAAAAACCTGCATCAAATGCTTCTACTGATGATGTTATTTTAACTAGAACAGTTATGGAAAAGCTAGAAGAAGTTAATGGCAATGTCTTAGTAGGCAATGCTATGTTGAAAGGAAGGTTAATTAGATAATGTTTGAGAAATCAAAAAGAGCAAGAAACCAAGACGGCACATTCAAGAAGGATGTGGGGTGGACTCCTTGGTCTGAATCATGGGAGTATAAAATGAGTGAAGACTTAAAAGATATGTTAGAGCGTACCGCTTGGACATTCATTGAAGCCTTTATTGGTGCTTTAACAGTAGCTCCGCTAGTTGGTGTAGATGCTGAGATAGTTCAGTTAGCTGCATTAGCAGGTGGTGGTGCTGCACTCGCTGTTGTGAAAACATACGCTAAAAAACAAATTGGCGGCGGTTCACAAACAGTTAGTAAATAGTTGATATAGCAAAGCCGAGGGTGTTATCCTTTCTACCTCGGCTCTTGCTTGCTTACTCTTCTTCGAATTTATTAATATTACTGTTGTAATCTACAACAAACTTTTCTATTAATGTATCTACTTTCTGCATATTTACTTTACTAAGCATTGGTCCCTTACTAACTGTTTGCCCACCAAGGGAGTTAGCAAGTTGTATTGCCCAGTTTTTTAAATGTTTTGGTTCTGTAAATATATTAAATGTATCCATTAGAAAGGTAATTCTCCTGGGTCATCAACATTAAAACTTGGTTCTTTATCATACCACAAATACATTTCCACATATCTTTTTGCTTGTGGTCTTGAT